ATCTTGACCAGATCGGAGCGCCGCTCCTTGGTGTGCTCGCCAAGTATCGGGCTATCTTCGAGCCGGATCGCGTCAGGATGGATCAGCCAGTTCTCAAGCGGAATGGCCGCAATGCGTGGCCGTGACGTGGTGACACGGCGCTTGATCTTCACGTCATGGGCTGGGACAGGGATCTGCTGCGGCATCCCATCTTCGCCCGGCACTTCAATGATTTCCTCGCGCTCGGTGTGCTCGACAACCTCAACGTCATCGCTCTCGACAAGCTGCGCCAGCGCCATCTCATCGAGGCCGGTGTGCAAGCTGACCTTTACGTCGGTGATTTCCTCCTGCCACCATTTCAGGATTCCATTGCGAAGGCGAATAGCATCGTTGATCGCATCCTCGATAGCCTGCCGGCCGTCGCACTCGGGTAGGGCCACGTAGTTGATGTAATCGGTCGCCTGTTCCGCGCTGCCTTCGTCGCCCTCGCCCACGGGCTGGTATTCGACAATCTGATCGTTGCCGAGGATCGTGCGGTAGATTGACGGCAGCACCTTCTTGACCGCGCTGCGCACATCGCGCGATACGACACGGCTACGGCCATCGTCGGCTGGAATGTACTTCTGGAGCTTGTCGGCATCTCCATCAAAGAACGCCATCGCCTTGATGCGGTCCTCGGAACGCTCATCGCGATAGTCCTCGGCCTCCTTGACGAGCGATTCAACGATGTTGCAAAGCTCGATGTCGTCCAGCTTTGCCATCAGATCACGCTCCTGCGGGTGAACGCCATGCTGCCCTCTTTCGGCTTGATCTTCGCAAAGCGCAGCATCATCAGCGCATATCGGGACGCGGAAATCGCGTCGTCACGCTCTTTCACCACCTTGCCGTCAACACGGTGATAGAGCCGCCGCTCTTCCAGCCACGAACCGCAAGTGCGAAAGACCTTCCATCGTCCGGTCAACATCCGGTCGAGCATTTCCATCAGGCCCGCCTCAACGCCGTTCGTCCCATCGAGGAACGTGGCGCGCTCAGGAAGCATATTCAGGCCCTGATCCTTGTATTGCTGGGCAAGCTGATCGCCTGACCCCTTGTCGTGCTGCAATCCATCGTGAGGCCACGACCACGGCAGCCATGCGCCCCATTGCTTGAGCGCGGCGGCATGGAAGATCGGCGTCTGCTCTCGCTGCCGGTAGTCCTTGACGAGGTACACAACATCCGCATCGCGATCCCATGCAAGATGCGCCGCTGCGGTCGGATGATCCCACCCGAAGTCAATCCCGCCGATCTGCACCCAGTGCTTGGGAATATCGAACGGCTCGACACAAATATCATCTTCCAGAACCGGGAAGATCAGGCCCGACCCCATCGTCGGGATGCCCTTGGTTCGCGCTTCCCGCTCATGGGCAGGATAGGATGCAATGATCTTCGCCCGTTCCTCAGGCGTGAAATGCTCCGCGTCCTCAATCGTCATCGTGACGTTGGTGCGGTCGGGGCTGTCTTCCAGGAGATACCGTGCGACAACCGCAGACATGCCCTTGAGTGGCGTGAACGTCACCATCACCGACCCCTTGGTCGCGTTGGTGCGCGTTATGCCCTCAAAATAAACGTCCTCCGGTGGTTCTTCATCGAACCAGACGAAATCAACTGTGTTCGCCTGCCACTTGGACCGGCCTTGATCGTAGCTCTTGAGATAGAGCGTGGACTGACCGCCTGAGACGTGGCGAACCGTGACCGTATCGAGCGCGTTGGAGACGCCCATTCTCCGCGTGCGGGCCATGATTGCGCGCTGCGGGATAAAGCCGGTTCCCCAATCCTCTTCACGATCCGGCGGCCCTACGAGAAGACGCTGCACGCCGTCGCGCGTCAACTCTGCGGACTCAGAACCGGCAATCAGGATGACGGGCTTCTCGAAGCGCTTCCCTTCCCACCAGTCCGGATACTCGCCCGTGAGGTGCATCGAAGCCTCGGCCGCGCCCGAAAGCGTCTTGCCAAGCTGGTTGCCAGCCATGAACAGGCGTTCTCGATACAGCCGCCCCGCCGCGTGGAACTCCCGCTGCTTGGCGTAGGGCTTGTAATGACGCAGCCGGTTAGTGCGTAGTCGCCGGTCCAGCGCCGCCGCCAACTCTGCCCGCTCCCTCAGCATCGAGGAAAGGGCGGATGGCTGCATCGAGGGACCGGATGCGCTCGACAAGCTGCTCATCCGTCATGTGATCCGTCTGGTTGATGTTGACGTTCAGATCCTTCGGCAGGATCGAGGCGACAACCTTGAGGTAGGCATCAGGCTTCGTCTCGCGGACCTCGCGGATAGCGGCGGGACCGTTTGCCTCCCAATCCGCGAGCATGTCCTCAAGGAACGCCTCGCCTAACTTGTTGCGCGATCCCTTCGGACGACCACCGCCGATATTCCCGGTTAGGAATCGGCCGGTCTTGTCGTCTTTCTCCGGCTTCGGGTGATCAACCATAGCTAGAGATGAGCCATGATGTAGCGATGCGCATATACAAGCGCGATGGCGACAAGACCGGCCAAGCAAGCCAACTGCGCGACGAGTTTCATACCGCCCGCAATGTAGAGGATGGCAGCAACCCCGAACACCGTGGAGCCAGCCACCAAGATCGTCATTAAGATGAGGAGCGCGAGCTGATCGTCGCTCGCCTTCTTGCGGCGCGCTTCATACTTGCGATGCCCATCAAGCGCGCGAAGGTACGCTTCATCGCCATCGAACATGGAACGATGAGGCCTCGGCATCGGCGGCATCATGGGGACCATCATGATCAGGCCGCTTCGGCAATAACCAGCGTGAACTCGGCCAGCCTGCCGGTGTAACCCGTCTTGTCCGTCGCCTTGATCGACAGGTTGTAGAACGTGCCGTCCTCGGTCGGCGTGCCTGTGACAGCGCCCGTTGACGCATTAACTGCAAGCCCTGCCGGCCAGCCGCCATCAAGCGCATAGGTGAACGTAGCGCCATCACCACCTGCGGCCGTTGCGGTGAAGCCGTCGTAGGCAACGCCGTCCTGCCCGGTCGTGACAGGCGTGCCGGTGACTGTGACGGGCGCACCCATGATGTAGCCACCCATCCGCGCAAGGTCGGCGGGGGAGCTGGGGCCAGACCCCATAAGCTGCTCCTGCGTCATGTTGCTGACGACATCGCCACCCATGCGGGCAAGATCGCCAATGAAGGAAGGGCCGCTGCCCTTGAGCGCGTTGTTGTCCATGTCGGTTCCTTTGGTTGTGAATGGCTCAGGACGGGTGTGCCAATCCAGAAGTCGCGCACCGGGTTGCCGGGCTACTGGCTTACCGGCGAGAACGGAACTGTTACCAGCCCGTTGGCATCCTGATGGGGTAGCGAGGCGCGCGTCCGGCGCTCAGTGGCGCGTTTCCGCAAAACCGTGAGGCGGCCTCGCTATCTGTGTTCCCGCTGGACGGGGGAATGGTTGCGGTGGCAGGATTCGAACCTGCGACCTCCAGGTTATGAGCCTAGCGAGCTACCGGGCTGCTCCACACCGACAAACTGTATATTGGAATGAGGCGATGCGGCTGGCGCAAATCGGCCTCTTACCCAATGTGTCTCAAACTCGGTTACCGCAGTCAAGCGATTTTTGCACTACGGACGCGTTTTGTTGTGCATGGTTTGTAGATCGGCGTATCGTCCTTGGATGGCGGCTGGTGGTTCCGAGAGGGCTTGCTGGGCGCTGTTCCGGCAATGCCCCATATCCTGCATAGGTCATCGAGAGACGCCCGCAGATTGTCCGTTGCCGTGAGCCGGTCGCGCTTCTCAGCGAAGATTTCCGTCATGGCTCGGCCTTCGCCGCACACTTTGCGGACCAGATCATAGTTGCGTTCACCGAGCGTCCGTTCGGCCTCGGCGAGCTTCCGCGCCGCCTTCATCTGCATGATGTCGATTGGATCGACCGCGCCGCCACCATCGACCTTGTCGCGGCTGTAATCGATGGCCTGCGCGCCTGCCCCGCCTGTCGCTTCCCAATGTCGACGGAATCGCACCGCAGCCTCTGCTTGGGCTGTGTCGATCAGCTTCCGCGCAGCGAGCGTCCCCACTGCGCTTTCCTTGATATTGACCCGCGCTTCGATATAGCGCGGGTTGGCGGTTGCGCCGTCATGGTCCTTCGACCAGTTGGGGTTCTCAACCCGTGCTGTCTCAACCTTGATTCCAAGAGGGCGGAACTCTGTACT